TTCATTATTAAATAAGCCATAATTAAGATCCTATATTTTCAAAAATTGCTATTCTTCCTGGTTGACCAGATTGAGAACTTGCTACCATGCCTTCTCCTCTTTTACCAGCTGATGCTGGAAAGAAACCTAGACCTTGGTCACCACTTACTGTTAGAGATGCTGTAGATTGTGGTGCACTTCCTGGACTTGATGAACTAGAACCCCCTTGAGGTCCTCCTGAACCACCGTTAGCATTTCCAACGTTAGCTAATGAACTTGCTTGTCCGCTACCGCTTGGTGCGTTTCCGCCTGCTCCAACAGAATAAGGTTCCGCAAATGGTTGTGATATAGGGGCGCTGAAAAAACCAAAGCCTCCACTTCCACCTGGTCCGCCAGAAGGTGGTGAGTTTCTTTGACCACCTGCTCCACCGCCACCAATTGCATACATTACAATATGGTTAGTGCCTGGTTGTGCTGTGTGAGTTCCAGAAGACGGGCCTGCTTCCATTCTTTTTAAAACCATGTTTGCTCCACCAACTCCTGATGCTGCAGCAGTTAATCTTCCGTCTTCATCTACAGTTATGTTCGCAGTTGTGTAAGTTCCAGCAGTAACTGCAGTAGATTGTAATTGTGAAGGTCCTACTGAATTAGCGGCTAATTTAGTTTGTGTTACGTTTGATTGTAAAATTTGTGCTGTCCCTACTGCGTTTGTAGCAAGTTTGGTTTGTGTAACATTAGACTGAAGTATTTGTGCAGTACCAACTGAATTGGTTGCCATTTTAGTTTGTGTAACATTTGACTGAAGAATTTTTGCAGTCGTTACAGCGTCTGTTGCGATCTGTGCAGCAGCAACAGTTCCGCCTAAAGTATCTAATGATATTTCTTTTAAATTTGTTCCATCTGAATAAGCTGCAAAGATGGCTGCTCTGTCAGGAGAAAATCCTGTTCCTGATGCAGTTTTAATTGTTAAATTTGATGGATTAGTTAATCCAGTGCAATCAAAAATATAAAATTTTTCTATACTGTCAGGTATAGTACAGACTGTGCTTGCTGCGATTGATGCAGTAGCAAATTTAATAACCATGTTTCTAGCATTAGATAAAGTTGCATTAGTCATAACCAATGCTAAAGTACCGCCACTAGATAGAGTTACTTGTTCAAAACCCGCAATAGCTTGTTGAATAAGATTTAAGTTTGTATTTGTTTTGTCACCCCAAGTACCGGCATTTTGCCCGGTTACCATTAATTCCAATTTTAGATCTGTAGAAAAACTTGACATATATCTCCTATTTTAACTTAACTAAGCTGCTTTATCAACCTCAGTCCAAACATTGTTTACACCAGGGTCAATCTCAGCCCACGCAGTAACATTAACCGAGCCAATATTTGTTGTCAACCCTATACCAGTTGGTTCTGCTTTTGCACCACCTGTAACGGTAGTTGACCCTATTGCAGAAGTTAATGCTAATCCAGAAACTCCAATAATTTGACCAGGTATTTCTACTGGTGTTCCTAAAGATAAAGCTAAAGCTTGACTCTGTGTTAATGTTTCTACAGTTGATTGTTGTAAACTAATAGACCCTAACGTTAGAGATGCAGCTATTCCTGTAACAGGCACATCTAATTTTAAACCAGCTACAGTATTACCAACTGAACCTGTTAATAATCCCGCTGTAGCAGGAGACTCTACAGTTGATTGAACTAAGCCTTGACTTCCCTGAGAAAGTGTCATCGCATCTTCGCCTACAAAGACGAAAACACTTGAATCTATTTGTATAGCATTTAGACCTTGAGTAATTGTTAAAAGATCTAATCCTGAAACAGATACGGAAACATCAGCACTTGGAGTTACATTTCCGACAGATAAAGTAGCTGCTTGTCCAGTAACCTCAGCAGAATAAGTTTCACCCCAAGCTCGGTTGCCCCAACCACCTCGGCCCCAACCTATTTCTACTAATCCTTCTGCAGTGACAGAACCTAAACTTGAAGTTAACGCTTGACCTTGTAAGAATACATCACCAGTAACACCCCAGGCTCCAGTGTTCCAAGCTGGTCTACCCCAACCTTCACCTGCTCCTGCAAATCCTACATCGCCAACAGTAGCTGATAATGATATTCCAGTTAGTTCAGCTCCTGAACTAGCTAAGTCTCCCCATGTACCTAAGTTCCATGCTGATCCGCCCCATCCTACATTTAGTTCGGCATCTACAGTTACAGAGTCAATTGATAATGTTGTTCCTAAAGAAATGTTCCAAGAGCCAGTACCCCAACTGTCCTCGCCCCAGGTTGTTAAAGAACCAGGTGATGTTACATTTACTGTTATGCTAGCCACCTGGCCCTCCTTTTAAATTATGCGATTCTTAATATTGCTGCACTCGTTGTAAATGCTGGAAACTGAATTGTAAAAGTTCCTGCAGTTGCAGTTTTGTCACCGCCAAAATCTAATACTGCCACTCCTGGATCACCAGTTGCAGTGTCATTATATATTAATGCGCCTCTCGCAGTTAAAGTCACTCCAACAAAAGACAAGTCAGCAAAATCTGTTATTGCTGTATTCGTTGCTAAAGATGTTCCTGTATTTACAAGAGCTTTACCACCTGATGAGTATCCACCTGAAGGTGAAGACACCTGTCCACCAGTAGTAAAAGATGTTGTCGATTTTCCTAAAGCTGCCGAGTTGGTATACATTGCTAATTTAAATGTATTTCCACCTGGGTTCTTAAAGTTATGTGTTGCTTCTAATAATTCTTTTTTGAAAGAATTACAGATTGCGTTTGTTGTTATAGCCATGTTTTCTCCTTAATATTATGGTGACGGTGAAGGTATTTTTACTCGAGGAACTCCACTGTCGTATTCTCCTCTTCTTCGTCTACCCATTTGCTGTAGACCAAAAGCTTGTATATTTTGATTATACCTGTCTGAATACAATTTGTACAGATCGTCAGGTCCTTTTAAAAATCCAAAACACTCTCTCAAAACACCGTATAGCAACATTGCCTCTTGATGCTCTGATAAAAAGGTATTTGTAGAGCTGTCAAAATGAGGTGGATCTTTAATGTAATTAATTTGAATCTCAAAAGCTGCATTAGGAGTTGGTGCTAATAATATGTTTGTCTCGTCCCAATTAGCGAAGTATTTTGGTGTTCCTGTAACAGTCTCATTAGGCGCAAATTCTGCGATAAAACTAGTATCTTTCTTTTCTAAAAAATCTCTAACATTTGAGCTTATTATTTGCACAGATCTTAAAATTAAAAGATCAGAGGGCATAGACACATATCTATTATTAGCTGTTGTGTTTGACGTGGCGTATTTTCTTAAATCGTCATAATCAACTTGACCAGCAATATCTAATTCTACGTTCCTTATAAACTGATCTAATAATGTATCGCTTAAAACGTTACTATCAACCTCTGTATAGTTTCTTACTTGTGTTAAAAAATCTGCATGTGTTATAGCCATTATGAAATACTCACTGTTATGTTTCCTAATAAAATAGAGGCCTCTCTTCGTCTGTTTTGTAAAGAGGGATCTCTTGGTTGCATCGTTTGTAATGATGTTGTGATACCATTGCTAGTCACTTCTGTTTCAAAAGTTTCAAAAGCAAAGTCTCCTGGTAATGCTAAATTAGCCACCCCTACAGATATTCCACCAGAGTCTGCTAAAGTAGTATCATTCGATGCAACAGTTTTAGGTTGTTGAAATCTTTGTGGTCGAGCTTTTTGTAAGGCTATCGCATCTGCAGTAACTTTTTTTCTTCTTATTTGTGGATGCTTTGGTTCATACTCAGATATGTGTACAAAGGAGCCATTCCATTCTGTTATCATTTCTTGATATGGAAAAGCTTGTCCACTTCTATCAGAAATTGCTAATGATCTACTTCCATTCGCGTATTTAGCCATTACGATACATTTGGAAGGTACGACTGTGGTGAGATATATAATGATGTTCTCTGCCCGTCTTCTTCCAAAGCCCTTTTTATTTCGTCTTCGTAAATTAATTTCATAGCTTGTATTCTATCAGGTGCTTTTTTCATTGCTAAATAATACGCAAGTCCAGCACACATACATGGTAAAAATCTATAAACAACATCTGCCTGTTGACCATTATAAGCTGTAGCATCTTGAATTCTATTTATTGTATAAAATTTCAAAGTAGTAAAGGTTGAAGCATCAGGCGCTTGATATAAAAATATTTGAGGTGTTGTTTGTCTATCAACAAAATATTGTGATGGTTGCCCAGTTGCTAATTTATTAGGTAAAGCTGCATAGGCAGATCTATCTATTTTAGTCAAAGACACGTCTTGCGTATTTGCATTATCGGATGCAGCTGCAGTTGTTGATATGTAAGCTTCCAATACGTCACTTACTGCTGCATCAACCGCGTATTGTGCAGTACCTGATACTAAAGCTACTTCGTTTAATGACACTTTCCAAAGATGGACTCCTCTATTACCCCAGTCTGAAAATAATAAATTTAAAGATCTTCTAGCAGTTTTTAAATCATAACCACCCATAGCTCTTTGACCACATCTTTCAAAAGCTTCGTTTATGATATCGTCAATATTTAAATCAAATGATGATGAACCTGATGTTGCCATAATTAAAATACCTTTTTAATTCTTATTCCGCCTTTTCCTTTTGAAGTTATTCCAAGATCTACTTGGATATTATCTTTATAAATTCTACTATAGTTTAAATTAGGATCTATATCTACCTTAGTATCCTCAACCGCAGTTATAATATTATCTCCGGGTTTTATTTTAGGCATATCAAAAGTAAATAAGTCTACTCTAAATTTACCTTTTGGTTTTGGTTTTTTTCCAAAAGCTGCTCCACCCTTATCACGTTTTAAAATAGTTTTAACGTTAGTTGGTTTTGGTCCCACATTGGCAACGGCCCGTTTCCTTGCAACGGCAGACCTTCTTTGTGCGTCTGTCATTCTTCTCGCTTTGGCTAAGGGCACGCATTTTGGATACTTCCGTTTTGCATCCGCACGTTGTTTCGACCTTCCACACTTTGCGAAAGAACCATCTTTTCGCTTGCTCCCAATATCTACCCATTTTTGTGCAAACCATTTTTTAAGTCCATTAGACATTAGATCATACCTTTATAATACTTCTCATAAGATTTATTAGAAATCTTTTTTCCATCAATTTCACTTTTGATGTATGAGCCAATATATGATCCTTCTTTAGCTTTTATTACTCCACCTTTCATTGCAGGTTTAGGACCTCTAAAATCTTTTCTTTTCTTTCCGTCTGGACCCTTAATCTTACCAGCGCAAATCTTACTAGCGTAAGCGTTTGCATATGCTGAGGGGTACACGGCAAATTTTCTTTTGGCTGCTGCTTTACCTCTAGGGCATAGTTTTGTCATAATTACTCCTCTAATTTTATTTGTGCGGCCGCATTGGAAGAGATATTCTTCTCCTTTTTACGGTTGTACAACTTCTTGGATTGTATCACTTTCGGTCTGAATGTTCTAGACCTTACGAGTTTTGCGTATTTGTTTTTTGGCTTGGTTTGCAATATTAACTACCTGTGTTTTTCCCATAACTTTAGCACGTTGCTCCATAACAGTTAATATCTGTATTTTTCTAGCAAATGGTTTATTAATATTTTTAACTTTCCTGACTGTAGCTCTTGCATCTGCCGGAGTGGCAAATTTTATCCTTACTGTATCTCTAGGATTCTCATCTGTGTAGAGTCTTCTACCAGAACCTTTAGGCTTTTTTCCCGTTCCTTTTTTTGGATCCACGAATTATTCCTTTCACTACCTTTGCTTGATTAGCGTGTAATTTAGCTGACTTACCTAGTTGCACAGCGAGTTTATTTAATTTTCTTCCGTTTTTCATTCCACCTTTTTTCATACCAAGTTCTCTTCTTAACTCTTGTAATCTATCCATTTTTTTCTTTGGAACTAATTTTTCTCTTAGAGTATCTTGTTTAGTTCTAGGATCAATTGGTTTTCTTTTATCTCTTGGTTTTTCCCCACGAGCACCACGAAGTTTTCCTTCGATTTGTTTTGGTATTTGTGATCTTCCTATTGGCATATTATTCTATCCATGGTTTATAAA